GGATCGTCACGCTGCTGCAGCGGCCCGATGTGACCAAACATGCGTATAACGCTCAGTTTGAATGGTACTGCCTGCAGCGGGCAGGCTACCGCACGCCGCTGGAGCAGTGGGAGTGCACGATGGTGCACGGCATGTACCTCGGATATCCGGCGGGCCTGGCGCGGATCGGCGAGGCCCTCGGCCTCAAGGACGATGAAATGAAGCTGTCCACCGGCAAGGCCTTGATCAGATATTTCTGTGTACCCAACAGGCCGACGAGATCATTTCCGGGCGGTTTCCACCGTCCGGAGGATGATCCGGACCGGTGGGAGCTGTTCAAGCGATACAACGAGCGGGACGTGCTGTCCGAGACGCGGATCTGGCAGGTCCTGCGGCAGTTCCCCGTCCCGCCTGCCGAGTGGGAGCTCTGGCGGGCGGACGTGCGGATGAACGCCCTCGGCGTCCGGGTCGACCGTGACCTGGTCGCGGGCGCCCTGGCGCTGAGCGACGCGGGCACGGAGCGCATGCTGGCGGAGGCCAAGGCGATCACCGGCCTGGACAATCCCAACAGCCAGATGCAGCTGCTCCCGTGGCTCCAGGCGCACGGGTGCCCCGTGTCCGACATCCGAAAAGAGACGGTCGGGGACCTGCTGGCCGGGGCGGATCTGGAGCCGGACGTCCGGCGCGTGCTGGAGCTGCGGCAGCTCCTCGGCAAGACCTCGATCAAAAAATACAAGGCCATGCGCGTGATCGTCGGAGAGGGCGACCGGGTGCGCGGAGTCTCTCAATATTACGGAGCGAGCCGCTCCGGCAGATATTCGGGCAAGTTGATTCAGCTTCAAAACCTCACGAAGAACCACATCAGCACTCTCGACGAGGCCCGCAGGCTCGTTAAGACCGGGGATTACGATCTCGCCGAGGGCATCTATGGCAACGTACCGGACTTGCTCTCGCAGCTGGTCAGGACAGCCTTTATCCCGTCAGAGGGGCGCCATTTCGTAGTCGCCGATTTCTCGGCGATCGAGGCGCGCGTGCTGGCCTGGCTGGCCGGTGAGCAGTGGGTATCCGACGTCTTTGCCAAGGGCAGGGACATCTACTGCGAGACCGCCAGCGCCATGTTCGGCGTCCCGGTCGGCAAACACGGCCCCAACGCGGAGCTGAGGCAGCGGGGCAAGGTGGCGACGCTCGCCCTGGGCTACCAGGGCGGCCCCGCGGCGATGATCGCCATGGGCGCGCTGCGCATGGGGATCCCGGAGGATGATCTGCCGGACATCGTGACCAAGTGGAGGGCGTCGAGGCCCAAGACGGTCCGGATGTGGTACGAGCTGGAGCGCGCCGCGGTCGAGTGCGTGAGCACCGGCCAGATGACCGCTCCGGACTGTGACGGTCCTGCCGGGCGGATCATATTCCGGCTGGAGATCGACCCGATCTACGGCAAGCGCTACCTGACCATGCAGCTGCCGGTGGGGCGAAAGCTCTACTACGTGGATCCGGAGCTCAAGGAAAACAGGTTCGGAAAGCTCGCGATCCACTATCGCGGGACGGAGCAGGCGACGGGCCGGTGGGGCACCGAGTCGACCTACGCCGGGAAGCTGGCCGAGAATCTGACGCAGGCCATCGCCCGCGACTGCCTCTGCGAGGTGATCCGGCGGATCATCGACCGGGGCTGGGACATGGTATTTAGCGTGCACGACGAGGTCATAGTGGACGCTCCGCTGGACGTCCGTGCTGACGACCTGTGCGCGCTGATGGCGGAGCCGATCGACTGGGCACCCGGGCTGCTGCTCAAGGGCGCGGGTTTCGAGGCGGCCTACTACATGAAGGATTAAGAGGATGAGTTATGACAGAGATTTAAGCATTACCGTCGGGTCATCCAGGTGGTCAACGCAATGGCGGACGACCAGGATGAGCTGGACGGATTTCTGCGGGGAGCTCCGCGAGCCTAAGCGGGTCGGGACAGAGACCCTTGATGAGTTTATAAAGCTGGACAAATCCATACAGGACGAACTCAAGGACGTCGGCGGCTTCGTCGGCGGGGTCATCGATGGCAACCGCAGAAAAGTCGACGCGGTAAAAAGCCGCGACCTGATCACGCTGGATCTCGACAGCGTCTCGGGGCCCAAGACCGACGCGATCATCGGAGCGGCCCGGGGCATGGGCTACGCGTGCGCGATATACAGCACACGCAAGCACAAGCCCGAGTCGCCCCGGCTGCGGGTGATCTGGCCCACGGACCGGACTATGAACATCTACGAATACGAGCCCGTAGCCAGGCAGCTGGCGCAGATCGTCGGGATCGACTGGTGCGATCCGACGACCTACGAGCTCAACCGGCTGATGTTCTGGCCGAGCACGTGCAGCGACAGCGAGTACATATGCGAGATCATAGACGGCCGGCCGGTGCCGGTCGACAGGATCCTTGCGAGATACTCGGACTGGCACGATATAAGCCAGTGGCCGGTCGGGAAAGCGGAGGCAGAGCACAGAAACAAGGTCCACGCGCGAAATCAGAAACAGCAGGACCCTGTGACCAAGGACAACATTGTCGGCGCGTTCTGCCGGACCTACACGATCCACGACGCGATCGAGACCTTCTTACCGGGGGTGTACGAGCAGGTCAGCGACGACAGGTACACGTACCTGGGCGGCACGACGGCCGGCGGCGCGGTGGTCTACGAGGACAAATACCTCTACAGCCACCACGCGACAGATCCCTGCAGCGAACAGGAGGTTAACGCGTTCGACCTGGTCCGCATCCACAGATTCATCGATCTCGACGAAGGAATAAAAGAAGGCACGCCGGTCACCCGGAGGCCGTCCTACGCGGCGATGGAGAACCTGGCGCTCGCGGATCCGCGGGTACAGGAAACACGGCAGCGGGATGTCGTGGAGAAGGCGCAGGATGCTTTTAAAGGTGTCAACCTGGAGGACCGACCGGAAGAAGAGGCGGCTCCGCCCGAGACGATGGAGCTGGATCTGACCAAGAACGGCAAAGTCGAGCGGACGATCAAAAACGCCAGGGAGATCCTTGAGAAGGATCCGCGGCTGAAAGACCGGATCGCCGTAGATCTCTTTATGGAGGCCCCGGTGGTCACGGGCCCGATGCCATGGGAGCATCCCAACGACCGCGCCAAGTGGGAATCAGGCAAGATCACCCGGCGCATGTGGTCCAATGTGGATGACGCCGCGTTCCACGGTTTTATGGAGAAGTACTACGGGCTGGCACCCGGGAAATATCTCGATGACGCCCTGACCCTGGGTTTTGATCAGCACAGGGTCAACGAAGTCGAGGACTATCTGCGGGGGCTCACATGGGATAGGACACCCAGGGTCGAGACGCTGTTCGTGGACTACCTGGGCGCCGAGGACAACGCGTACACGAGAGCAGCGGCGCGGAAAGTGATGATCGCCGCAGTGGATCGGGTGATCAACGGCGGGACGAAGTTTGACTACATGATCATCTTCAGCGGTGACCAGGGCATCGGCAAGAGCACCTTTATCAGACACCTCGCGGGAGACAAGTGGTTTTCTGACTCGGTTGAGAAGTTCGCCGGGAAAGAAGCGTCAGAGCTGCTGCGGGGCAGATGGCTGTTCGAGATCGGCGAGCTGTCGGCGATGAACAAATCGGAGATCTCCGATATAAAGATGTTCTTATCAAAAGTCTCCGACATCTACAGGGCGCCATTTGCCCACCGGACAGAGGAACACCCGCGGCGCTGCGTTTTCTTCGGCACGTCGAACGACGTGGACTTCCTAAGGGACATGACGGGGAACCGTCGTTTCTGGCCGATCGATGTGCATCCGGATCCGGAGCGCCGGGAGATGATCTTCACCAAGCTCCGGGAGGATCGCGATCAGATCTGGGCCGAGGCTTACTACCGATGGCAGCACCCGGAGATCTACGGCGAGGAGCCGCTGTACATGACCGGCGAGGATGAGAGCCATCTCGCGCTGCTGGCTCAAGAAGCACACAGGGACGACAACGGCTGGGCTTCGCAGATCCAGGCGTACCTCGAGGACACGATGGTGCCGCAGGACTGGTACAACATGGACCTGCAGGAGCGCCGCATGTGGCTGCACGGCCGCAAGGCCCCGCTGCCGGAGGGAACGGAGCAGGGGCTGGTACACCTCGACAGGGTATGCGTCAGGCAGATCTGGGAGGAATGTTTCGGCCGGGATTCCGTGGAGCTCGGCCGCAGGCCCCAGGACCGCCAGGCGATCAGGCAGATCATGGAGCGGATGCCCGGGTGGCAGCGCGTCAGGACTTCCTGCCGGTTTGGCAAAGCCTACGGTACGCAGCGAGGATATGTTCGCCAGCAGGAGGAAAACCTGTAGACACATACGTGTAAACACCTGCGGACAACAGTTTTTCCTGTTGACCGTTCCCTGCGACAGCGTCTACACGTTTCAACATACCTTGTAGGCGCTGAAAATCCAGTATTTATAAGGGGTTTAATACTATTGTCTACATGTCAACAGCGAGGTGGAACGGATCCTCGTGGACGAGGTCCGGAAAGCGGGAGGCCGGGCGCCCAAGTGGGTCTCCCCTGGCAACATCGGCGTGCCGGACAGGATCGTCTTCCTGCCGGGACGGACCATGCCGATCTTCGTGGAGCTTAAGACAGAGACCGGCAGGTTGTCCGGGCCGCAGAAGGTCTGGGCCGCCCAGCTGCGGGAGCTGCACCAGCGGGTCCGCACCGTGTACGGGCTGCAAGGGCTCGAGGAGCTTTTCCGGGAGCTGGGCATGCCGGACAGCGCGCGGCGGGTGCGGCAGATCCGGGAGCGGCAGGATAAATCGAAAAATATCGATGTGAAAAGAGGGACAGATGCTTAAGAATGTGATCATTGTGATGGTCTACCTGGCCATCGGTACCGCGTCGGCCATCCTGGCGTCGGCCTATAGCGGGGACGAGCTGCGCGAGGAGGTCATCGGGGCGATCGTGTTCGCCTGGCCGATCATCGCCTTCCTGCTGGTCTTCCTCCGGTTCTCGGCCTGGCTGGCCGAGACGGTCAACGAGATCGGCAGGATGATCAGGGAGGAGGATGATGATGACTAAGGAGGAGCGCTGGCGCATGGAGGGCCTCGCGTTCTGCCTCCGGGTCTTAGAGCAGAACGGGAACGACGTCGAGGCGCTGAAAGCGGAGATCCGGAGGCGCGGCGCCGCCGGGATCCCGATCGGCGTCACGCCTAAACAGGAAAAAGATTTTTGCGACGGCGTCAAAAAGGCAGTGCTGGACACGGTCCTGCTGATGTCCATGGCCGTGTTACACGATACTTTTGGATTCGGCCGTGACCGGGTGGCCAGATTTGTGGAAGCGTTCAACACGGCGTCGGAGCTCCTGGGCGATGACTGCATCAACTGGACGGAACTGCAGCAGGGCATCGCCGACCGGCTGGGCTTCGTCCGCGGGATCAGGTGGCTGAACGGTGAGCCGTACCGGAACCCGTCGGAAAAAGAGGAGGGAGGTGATCAGAAATGAGATTCAAGCCGCATGCGTATCAGCAGCACTGCATCGAGAGGATCGTCGATCAGCCGCGCGTCGGGTTGTTTCTCGATTAGGGCATGGGCCTCGGAAAAACGGTTATCTCCCTGACCGCGGCGCGGATCCTAAAGTACGAGCGGCTGCAGGTCGCCCGCGTCCTGGTCATCGCGCCGAAAAAGGTCGCCGAGGGCACCTGGTCGACAGAGGCCCGCAAGTGGGACCACCTGCAGGACCTTAGGATCTCGCAGATCCTCGGGACAGAGAAGCAGCGGATCGCCGGGGCGACGGCAGCGGCTGACATCTACGTGGTCAACCGGGAAAACGTGCCCTGGCTGCGGGACTACTGGCAGCACCGGTGGCCCTATGACATGGTGATCGTCGACGAGTCGTCGTCGTTCAAGAACCACACGGCTAAGAGGTTCAAGGCGCTGGTGAGCGAGCTGCCGCGGATCGACAGGATGGTCCTGCTGACCGGCACACCATCGCCCAACGGCCTGCTGGACCTGTGGGCGCAGATCTACCTGCTGGACGGCGGGGAAAGGCTGCAGAAGCGATACAGCTGGTATCGTGACATCTATTTCCAGGCTGACATCCGGGGAGCCTACGGGCAGGTCTTTAGCTGGAAGCCAAAGCCCGGAGCCGCGGAAAAGATCACCGCGGCGATCTCGGACATCTGCGTCAGCATGCGGGCGGGGGACTACCTGCAGCTCCCCGACATCATCTACGACGATGTCCCGGTCGTCCTGGACAAAAAAGCCGAGGCTGCCTACCGCGAGATGGAGCGCCGGATGATCCTGGAGCTGCCGGAGGACGCGGAGACGATCACGGCGATGAGCGCGGCTGCCCTGTCCGCCAAGCTCCTGCAGCTGTCCAACGGGGCCGTCTACGACGAGGCGCAGGCGTGGCACGAGATCCACCGGTGCAAGCTCGACGCGCTGGCTGAGCTGGTCGAGGCGCTGCGGGAGAGGAGGAAAAGCGCGTTAGTTTTTTACCAGTTCCGCCACGACCGGGACAGGATCCTGCGGATGCTGAATGAAATGCCGAGGATCCTCGCCGAGGAGCTGGAGGGCCCGGACGACATCGACGCGTGGAACGCCGGCGAGGTCGACGTGCTGCTGGCGCACCCGGCGTCAACGGCCTACGGCCTCAACCTGCAGGCCGGAGGGTCACACATCATCTGGTTCGGTTTGACCTGGAACTACGAGCAGTACGTGCAGGCCAACGCACGGTTGCACCGGCAGGGGCAGAAAGAGACGGTGATCGTGCATCACCTGGTCAGCCAAGGGACCCGCGATGCGGATGTCATGCGTGCGCTGGCGCACAAGGACAGGAGCCAGCAGGAGGTGCTGGAGAGCTTAAAGGCCCGGATCCGGGCCGTGAAAGGGGGCACATCATGAACATGCGGAGCGCAGTGCTTAAAGAGGCCGAGGAGATCGTCAACGGCCGCCGTGAGGGCGAGTACGGATCGCCCGAGGATAGTTTCCGGGCGATCGCGGACCTGTGGGGCGCGTACCTGGGCAGGGAGATCCTGCCGGTGGACGTGGCGATGATGATGACGCTGCTTAAAGTAGCGCGGATCCGGAGCGCCCCGGGCGCGCCGACGCGGGACAGTTTTGTGGACGCTTGCGGCTACGCTGCGTGCGCTGCGGAGATCGCGCTGAGAGAGGAGGAGTAAGATATGCCGCTGGTAACGAAAAAGGACCTGGCGAAAAACGTCAAGAAGCTGATCGATCAGCACAAGAGGTACCCGTCGACCTATCCCGAGGTGATCTGCGAGGGCTGCAAGAAGCCGATCAGCCTTGACGGGGATCCGGAGGCCGAGCACCTGGACTGCAGCGTCACCAAGCGCAAGAGCATCCTGATCTGGCACGACAAGTGCTACCGGAAAGCGTGGGACAGCAGGATATGTTAGCGCCGAAAACCCACTGCCGTGGCTGCGAGAAACGATATCCCGGGTGCCACGACAAGTGTGAGGACTACAAACATGCCCGGGCGGTGTATGACAGGCAGAAGGCGAAAGAGCGCCGGGACAAGGAGCTGGAGGCTGACCAGTTCCGGCGGATCGTGGAAGCGGAAAAGAGGTCAGGGAGATGGAGGAGGGAAGCATGAACACGACAATTTTGATCAAGATGCTGCTGGTGGTCACGCTGGTCGGGATCATCGGGGCGATCGTAGGAGGGGACAGATGAGGACGATCAAGGTCATGGATAGCATACCAGACGGTTGGAAGGTCGTTTCTGGAGCCAATGCCCCGCGCGGATACAGGCTTATCAACAACAACAAGTCGCGGTTCGGCGGTGAGTATCGCTCGGCGCTGGTACCTGAGGAGGTGGCTTATGAGTGGTGTGATCGTGCCGGACAAGCAGGCGGCGAAAGCGCTGAATGATCTCGCCCGGCATCAGAACATCCTGAGGATCCTGCAGGACATCCGGATCGACATGGAGGTATGCGAGGTCGAGGGGTGGGACAAGACTGAGTACATTCGGATGATACAGAAAGCAGTTAGCTTTGTGGAAATGGAGGAAAAATATGGCGGAACTTAATTTAGACACGTTTGGAGAGATCGTCGACAAGTACCTCAACGACAGCGATATCTATATTCTGCTGCACATGCCTGCGTACTCTCAGGCAGTCGAGATCGAGAAAAGCAACCTGCCGGAGAGCGGCGTGCTGTATTTCTTTGCAGCCCTGAGAATGATGATCACATCGGCGCTGAAGATGCACGCGGAGCTGTCTAACACAAAAAGCAATTTTGACTGGCCGGGATTTGTGGACATCCTGATGGATGCCGTCAAAGAGGATCTGCTGGAGGCTGTGGAGCTGCCAGACGAAGAGGAGGACGAGTTCGATGAGTGAGTTCTTAGTTCTGATCTTGATGATGATCGCCGGGTATGTGGCGGCCAACCTGGCGGCGGGAAATGGCCCGGTGTGGCCGGCGATCACGGCCTACTGGGCGGTGCTGACACTGAAGAACGCGGTCGACCTATGGAGGATGAA